TTGATGGAGGGCTTACTTTCTTGCGAGAGTATAGACCAACTCATGTCTTGGATGGAAACCATGAGGATCGAATCCCAAGGATGCTCAATCACCGCAACGCTGTGGTGGCCTACGCCGCCCAAAAAGCAACAGACTATATTGACAAGGTGTTTGTCGAGATTGGTTGCCGAAGGATTCCGTATGACGGAGTTTTTCAAAAGTATGCTGTTGGCGATGTGACCTTCACTCATGGAACCATTTATAACGAAAATGCGGCTAGGGATATGGCAGAGACTTATGGCGGCAAAGTCATATTTGGACACACGCATCGCTCATCGCAAGCAGAGGGCAGAACGATTAAAGAAAGCACAGGGTACTGCGTGGGTACGCTTACTCGCAGAGGCGAGATGGACTATGCAAAATGCCGCCGAGCAACCCTCGGATGGCGACAAGGGCTAGTCTATGGGGAGATCGGGCCAAAGGATAGTGCCGTGTGGCTAATCACCAGAGGCGAGTTTGATAAGGAATGGAGGCTACCAATATGAGTGCTAACGAATGGGCTGACATTATTTCAGAGTATTCCACAATGGAGCCACAAAAGGTTCCTAAAGAATACAAAACTGCAAAAGAGCTTTCCGAAATATGGGGTTTGTCTGCAACAGCAACCAAATGCAGATTAAGGTGGGCAATTGAATCAAAAAAAGTTGAGACGAAAAAATTCCGAATACCAATAGGCGAAAAGGTCTACCTCACATCACACTACAAGATTATAAAGAAATGAACCAAGAACCAAAACACATCCAGAACCACTACTACATCTCCGACGAGTATCATGTTTTGGCTGGCCCTTATGAAGTCCACTCACCAACACAGCGTAAGATGCTGGATAATGTGGTTAGGGACATGAAGCGTGGAAATATCGACTACCGCCTTGTATCGGAGACAATCAAGCGAGATGGAGTTGATATTGAGCGTATCAATGTGGAACGCAGGGGAATGATCCTGTCCAAAGGAGAGACCCATGCTTGACCTACTTATAGCCATTTTAACTGGCGTTGCTATCTGGTTCTATTTCAACACCTATAAACCACGATGAAATTCAAAAAGATTGCTTCCCTCACCATCAATGATGCAAAGTGGAGTATTGGATATGGATACCCCGGCAAAACAGATGGAAAAACCAACGATGGAATTTGCGATTACGAGAAGCGTAGAATCACAATCAGTCGTGGATCTACTCGCAATCTCCTTGATGTGCTGGCACATGAAATACTCCATGCTCGTTTCATTGACCTTACAGAAGAATCAGTTAACGAAGCCGCTGGGATTATTGATGAAGCATATGGTGCTTTTTCCAAATTCCAGCTTGCCAGACATGGGGGATGATTGGGAAGAAGAAGACGAGGAGATATACAAATGAACGCTACAGATAAATTCGAGAATTGGTTTAACACCGAAGGTATCCGCACCTATGATGACAAGAATCATGGGACTGCCGATGGTCACAAGTGGTATATGAAGCAAGCCTTCATGCAAGGATACAAGCAGGGTATTGACCACGCCACGGAGATCCTTCTTGACCCGCTAAACGCCAACATTGTTGATGATGACTATTCGACAGAAACTTATAATTAAAGACCAAGTAGTGCCGGGGCGGTTCAGATTTACTGTTCCCGAAACTGGATACAAGATAAAGGACGAGTTATCCATGAATGGGTTGCTTGCCCGTGTAAAGAAGCATTATGAAGACAACAACATTCCGCTCCCTAACGAATGGGAGGCCAGCGTGGAAGACCAAATATGCCGTCAATTACCCGAAGGTTGGTGCGAATACTCTGACGGACAACCAGCGAGAGGTGCTAGGTCGCTACTATCAGCGGAGAGCATTATTAAGGGCATCACTAGCCTTGCAACAATGGCAACAGAGTCAGTTTCTGGAGGTGATGTTTTCGTTAATCAGAGCGAGGCCACTAGGAGGGCTGAAATCTGTGCTAGGTGCTATCAGAACATGACCACTAACTTCTGTGCTGGCTGTGGGGTCATGCAGAAGATAACCTCTATGGTAGCCAAGGTTAAGGGAAAACGCACAACTCCCTTGGACTCAAAGCTCTACACTTGTGGAGTGTGCGGATGTAGGAATGAAGCCATAGTTCATGTCAACAGAAATATCTTGCTTTCTGGAGAGAAATCAGAGACAACTAACTCTCGACCAGACTGGTGCTGGTTAAAAAACGACGACCTTAACCAAGCATCACAAGCCCTTCACATATGATTACTTACGGACTTAACGACCCCAATGTAGGCGAGAAACCCCCGAAAACAAGGGTGGAGGACGCTGGGTCGGCTAGGTCTATGCTTTATACTCTGATCGACGACGATCAGATTGCTTCCTATCGTCGTTCACAGATCCAAGGGATTATTGACGGGAATCCCCCATATAACGATCAACAGCTTCGGGAGATGGGACAGGCAGACCGAATCAATGTGAACTGGGGTCATGCCGAGGCCAAGGTTGAAACTGCCGTTATCCCCTACTTCGACATCCTGACATCCGTTGGTTCCTACGCCACAGTCAAGACCAAGTATGGTAAGGACATGGGCAAGCGTGAGGAGTGGAGCCGTATCATCACCGAAGAGTTCCACAGGCTTCTAGCCTCCTCTAATCCCAACTTCCTTGCACAACACCAAGTAGCCCAGAAGGAGCTTGTTATCCACGGACAGGCTTGTATGTATTTCCCCGACCAGACTGATTGGAGGGCAAAGGCTATTGAGCCTTGGGCGTTGGTTGTTCCCAAGGGAGCCAAGGTTGATTGGAACAACTGGGAGTTCTGCTATATCCTAGACGAGCTTTACTGCGAACAGCTTTATTCCTATATCGAAAACGAGGAAGCCGCCAAGCGTGGCGGATGGGATGTGGATGAGGTTAGGGAGGCAATTATGCAAGCTAGGGTTGACGAACAGGATCAGCGTCGCCCTTGGGAGTGGTATCAGAGAGAGCTTAAAAACAACGCTCTCTACTACTCCTACGCCAAGAGCAAGGTTATCAAGGTGGCTCATTTCTATGTGCGGGAATACGATGGTCGCATCTCTCACTACATCTTTGACCGCCTTAACTCCACGGAGTTCCTATGCCAGAAGATCGGACGCTACAAAGATTTCTCTAACGCTTTCACAGTCTTCCTTAACGGAGTTGGTAACGGATATTACCACGGCGTTAGGGGCTTGGGTCAGAAGGTGTATAAGTATGCCGAGGCAATGAACCGAGTGAATAACGCTCTCCTAGAGGGTGTTATTATTGGTTCCTGTGTCATGTTCCAGCCTAACTCTGCCGCCGATGCAGAGAAGCTGAAGACTGTCCAGATTGGGCCTTATCGCATTCTCCCCCCCGGACTCAATCTTACCCAAGCCTCTGTCGCTTCCAATCTTGGTGCGGCTATGCAGACTGCACAGTTCTTCCAAGGGCAAGAGTCTGATGACATTGGTAGCTTCATGCCATCCGTTTCGGGTGGAGGTCGCAAGAAGGGAAATAAGGAAGTTGAGATGGAGATCGGGGAGAAGTCCCGACTCACCAATACTAGGGCTGAAATCTACCTCCAAGCCCTTGATGTGCATTACGCAGAGGTTTATCGCAGGGCTTCCAACCCTAACCTTATTGAAGAGGATCATGGCGGTGCAGAGGCTCTTCGCTTCCAGAAGGCTTGCATGGACAGGGGCGTTCCTGCCGCCGCCTTGCTTGACATCGACACAGTTAAAGCCACCCGTAGTATCGGACAAGGTAGCTCTGCGGCTCGTATGCAAGCGATGGAGCTTATTGGTCAGTATCTCCCTCAACTCCCAGAGTCCAATCGGAAACGAGTTATTAACGCCAACATTGCGGCGATTGCGGGACAAACTGGGGTTGAGACTTTCGGAATCCCAGAGGAAACCAAACCAGACGGCAACGATCTATCTATTGCGTCTCTTGAGAACAATGCACTCCAGAATGGGGGGCAAGTGCTTATCGACCCAGATCAGAACCACTTCACTCACCTTACTGTCCATATGCAGTTTGCAGGGCAGATTGTGCAGGGGGTGCAGGATAGGCAAGTTGATCCGATTGGTGCTGACAAGGCTATGCAGAGCATTATCCCCCATCTTCTGACTCACCTCAAATACCTTGAGGAAGATCCTACAAGGGCAGAGCAGTATGATGCCATGAACGAGCAGACTTCCGAGCTTATGAAGATTGCCGATCAGCTTTCTCGCATGGCACAGGATATGCAGGAACAGCAGATGAAGGCACAGCAGGAGGCTATGGCACAGCAGGGTCAGCAACAAGACCCGAAGGCTATGGTTGCCATGAATAAGATCCAGCTTGACCGAATGAAGTTCCAGAATGACGCACAGATCAAACAGGCCAAGGCTCAACACCAGATGCAGTTGCAAGATCGAAAGACGGCACAGCGTTTGATGGTTGACCGCATTAAGGTCGCACAAAAATATGGGGCAATTCAGCCCTAATAAAACAAACAAACCAAATGGAAACGAACCCCTTCGATGCGGGGAAAGCAGAAGCAACGGAATTGATCGTAGCATTGATCTACGATAGGTACTTGTACCATCGCACCTTCCACGGAAGGGATTCTGAACTCGCACTAGCTCACAAGCTACTGATACAAACAATTAGAGACAACCAAGCAAAGGAAATGGGGATTGAAGAAAATGAGTAAGTGCCTTGTAATTGACCACGGAATCTTTACGGCATTTGCCGAGCGTCTGGCAGAAGATCATGAAGTGAGTTACTTCGTTCCTTATGCTGATCGCTCGTTCCCCAAGCATGGCCCTGCTATGGTTGGGACTGGACTCAAAGGAGTGGAGCGTGTTGAGGATATGTGGAGGCTTATCGACGAGGTGGATTTCATCGTCTTCCCCGATGTGGGCTTCTACCAGCTTCAAGAGTGGCTTCGTTCCAGAGGTTATAAAGTCTGGGGGGCAGGGCTAGGAGAGAAGCTGGAAGTTCAGCGTTGGAGGGCTAAAGAGACGATGAAAGCCCTTGGGCTTCCCGTGGGAAAGTGCGAGCTTGTTACTGGTATGAGCAACCTCCGCAAGTATCTTGAGGAGAATGACGATGTGTATGTGAAGATTAGCGGATTCCGAGGGCTTGCAGAAACCTTCCATTCCGCAAACTGGAAGGAAGTTGAGCCTCGCATGAACGAGCTTTGGGATGCCCTTGGTGGAGCCTGTGAGGTGTTCCCATTCATCGTGGAGCATAAGATTGATTCAGTTGTGGAGGCTGGATATGATGGGTATTCCGTTGGTGGGAAATTCCCATCCACTTGCCTTGTCGGTGTGGAGGTGAAGGACAAGTCATACCTTGGATGCGTGAGGGACTACGACAAAGTTGCGGAGCCAGTAAAGTATGTTAACGATTGCCTTACGCCATTCCTTGAGGAGTCCGGGTATTCCCAGTTTTTCTCCACGGAAGTGCGGGTAACGGAGGATGGAACCCCCTATCTTATTGACCTTACGACTCGTTGCCCTGCACCTCCATCTGCCCTGTATTGGGAGATGATTGAGAATGTGGGGGAGATTGTTGAGCTTGGTGCTAACGGAGAGCTTGTGGAGCCTGTCTGGAGGGCTAAATACGGAGCCTTGGCAATTATCACATCGGACTTTGCCAATGAACGCTGGTGTCCTGTGTCTGTCAAGCCAGAGGCTAGGCAATGGATCAAGTGGCGTAACTATGCCGAGATCGAGGGACAGGGCTACATCGTACCTACGGATGGCGTTAAGATGTCAGAGATCGGGGATTGTATCGGGATTGGGGATACGCCAGAAGAAGCAATTAAGGCTTGTCAAGAACACGCCGAGGCTGTAAGTGGATTCAATGTAGTTGTTAATAGCGACTCCATCATTAAGGCACTAAATGAAATAGAAACTGCCGAGGAAGAGGGGATCATCTTCTCTGACGAGGAAATGCCAACTGAAAAAGAACTAATCTAATGACATTACAAGACTGGCGAGCGGATGTAACTCTCGCCTCCGAACTGAAGAAGGCTTTGGAGCTTCCAATCATCCAGAAGGCTCTATCCGTTTGCGATGGTTTAACTGCCGCAAAGACACTTGGCACAAGCAACTCTCTTATCACCAACGCCAACAATGCTCATGTCCTATTTGGATTTGATGCAGGACGGGCTTCTATCCTAAATGACCTTAAGGGGCTTTCGATTGTCCCAGAGGAGATTGACGAGATCCAGCCAACCTATACTGGAGAGTTCTAATGACAATTTATGACGAGTGGGAGCCTATTGGGGCTATGCCGAAAGTTCCAATGACAATTTCAAAAATACAAGTTATGAAAAAAACAACCAAAGCAACCAAGCCAACCGTTAAAAAGAAACCAGCATCCGCGCCACAAGCAGACACTCAGCATATTGTTGATGAGCTTGCAAGGCTACGAACCAAGTACATGATCCTTGAGGACAATATGGACAAGGCCGTATCAGAGCTTCGCAACTCTGTAGCTATGCTTTCCAATCGAATCCTTGAGAACTGGCATTACGAATCCACCAAAAACGCTTGGTTTGAGTCAAAGTCACCTGCTTGGGCTTACCCATCCCGCACATGGAATCAAATGAAAGATAAAATAAAGATTGCTATTTTCGACAATATAATTTGCAAATTCAAACACTAATTTATGTCAGACAACACACCAACACAAACCGTAACAGCAGACCCCATCATCGCGCAGACTCAGCATGCTCCCGTGGAGCAGAGCTTTGAATCTGTATTGGAACGCCAGATTAAGGCTAAACCAAAGATTGAACGAACCAACCTCAAGAGCCTTGAGGATCTACCAGATGTAGCCATTCCAGTTCCAGCAGGGATGGATGAGGTGAACACGCAGGAGGCAGACTCATTCCTTAAGCAGATGGACGGGGGATCTACAATCGATGAACCCGTTGAGGATAAGAAGCCTTCTTCTAAGCCAGAAAGTAAGACATCCTCTGACTTTGACATCTCTGATTTGGATCTTAGCAAAGATCCAGAGCCAGTTGAGGAAAAGAGCAAAAAGAAATCCAAAGAGGATAATATTGCAGAGCTTCGCAAGAAGGCAGAGGCTTATGAGGAGTCGCTCAAAGCCAAGGATACCGAGGTTCAGACTTACCGAGAAAAGCTGGAGAAGCTTGAGGGAGAGCTAGAGCGCACGGCGTTTGAGAAGTCTCCCAAGTTCCGCGAGCGTTACCAAGCCCCGTATAATACATCCATCGAAAACGCAACTGCATTTGCCGTTGAGTTCACGGATGACGCATCCATTGCTGAAAAGGCTCTCTCGCTAAAGGGCAAAGAGAGGCTTGAGTTTATTGATGAATCCTTCGGAGGCGGTGCGGCGGCGGCTCAGTTCCTGTCGCTTGTAAATGATGCTGACTCAAAGCGCGGTGCATTGGAGGGAGCCTTGGAGAATTACAAAGCTACTCACCAAGAGATCGTCGCCTCTGAACAGCAGGAACAATTCAAGACAGTTGAAGCTATCAATAAAAACTTCGATCGTGTTGCGGCTCACCTTGCCAACAAGTCTGAGTTCTTCCGCATGACGGGAGATGACGAAAACGACAAGGCTGTTAAGGCTCGTATTGAGGCGGCCAAGAATATCATTCATGGAAATGCCTCGCAGAACGAGATGACTGTTGCTCCTTTCTTAGCCGTTATTGCAAAGGAAGCCGTGGAGGAGAACGCCAAGCTCAAGGCGGAGCTTGCCAAGTACAAGAACAGGGCGGCGGCTGATGTGGCGACTCAACCTAGGATCACTCGCGGGTCTTCCGATACCGAGGGTGATACCAAGGGCAAGCCCAAGTCTGCATTGGATAGCATTAGGTCACAACTGCGTTCATATTGATGCTTGACAGGCTCCCCGTAATTGGGGAGCCTTTTTGCATGAAAAATGAATTACCTATTGTTGTCGCTTATGGAGGCGGCACAAACAGCGTGGCAATGCTCTGTGGTTTCTTGGAGCGAGACATTAAACCAGAGCTAATAATCTTTGCAGATACAGGTGGTGAGCTTCCGCATACTTACAACCATATAAAAATGATGTCTGAAAAGACAATGGAATGGTGGGGGATGCCTATTGAAATTGTTGCAAAAACATATAAGAAGGAACAAACCTCGCTAGAGTCAGATTGCTTACGGAACAAAACGATCCCGTCTCTTGCATATGGAAGGAAGGCTTGCAGTATGAAGTATAAGATTGACCCCAAAAAAAAATTCATGCTGAAGTGGATGGACTCTAGGAACCTCACGGAGATCGTGTCTGCCGTTGGATATGATGCAGGGGAGGGGCATAGAGCAGTAGGCATAGAGTCCAATACCTATGGGAAGAACAAGCAGGAAACTATGTGGTATCCGTTGATTGAGTGGATGTGGAGAAGGCCAGATTGCGTGGATGCTATCAAGCGTCATGGACTACCTCAACCGGGTAAATCCTCATGCTTTTTCTGTCCGTCTATGAAAACTGGAGAGATTCTTCGCTTGAGAAAAGAATACCCAGAATATTTTGAAAGAGCCATCCAACTTGAGAAAAATATGATTGTTAAGGGACGGGTAGAAGGGCTTCACTTTGGAGTAAAGTGGAGTGACATCGTTTCTGCTGATGACGATCAAATGAAGATGTTTGAATGGCTTGACGAGAATGATGCGGCAAAAATCCCCTGCGGTTGTTACGACGGATGAAGCTACAGACATACGGATTAGACTTCAGCAAGCACCCCAAACTATCACAACTTGAGATAGAGTTGTTGATGGTTGGGGATGCTGATCCGTCTAGGTTCTCTGGAATTTCCAGAGGGCAACATATGAAGCATGTGATTCATATGCTCTGGCCCGATGTCATTAAGACTTGGAACGACTGGAACGAGTTGGCTCTCTGGGCGTGGACAAACTACGATGAAATCGGAGTTACTGGATGTGCGGCGGCTGGAAAGACCTTCACCTTCACCCTGCTTTCTCTGGTTGAGTATCTGGCGAAGCCGATGATGACTCGTGTGGCTTTAACGAGTACGACTGTTCCTTCTCTGCGTGGTCGCATCTGGTCGGAAATGATGCGTTTCGTGCGTCCTTGCGTCCCCTTATTTGGGTTGAATGTGGTGGACTCCCAGACCAAGATTCAGTTCCAGAAAGGCGACGATAGGAGTAGCGTTATTGCCTTGGCAGTCGATAGCGGGGCGGTGGAACAAGCCGTGGGTAAGTTACAGGGCGTTCACCTGCCTAGGATGGTTATCATGGTTGACGAAGCGGCACAGACCAATCCTGCGGTGTTCTCCGCTAGGGCTAACCTCCAAGTGGGTACGGACTTTTATCACTTTATCGCCATCGCAAACGCCTCGTCCATGTTCGATTCTCATGGGCTGTTCTGCGAACCGAAGATGGGATGGGGGAGTATCGGGGATGGAGACGAGCATTGGGAAACCAAGTCTGGTGTGTGCGTGAGGTTTGATGGACTCAAATCTCCGAATGTGAAGGCTGGTCGCCTCATCTATCCCTACCTCTTCGGTCAGGACAATATCGACACGATTAAGAAGGTGTTCGGTGAAGGGAGCCTTGAGTGGAACAGCTATTGCCGAGGGATGTGGTCACGCTCTGGAGCGAGGAACACGATGCTGGACTCTGCCATGATTACAGAGGGCAAGGCTAGGGAGAGCGTTATTTGGCAGGGCGGCAACATCAAGACGATTGCTGGACTTGATCCAGCATTCACCACGGAAGGCGACGATTGTATCCTCCGCTTTGCCAAGGTTGGTAGAGCAGATGACGGAGAGCTTACAATGCTTCTAACCGATGTCGTGAGGCTAAACCTACAAGACGATCCCAACTATCCGTTGTTCTACCAAGTTGCAGACCAGACAATTAACGAGCTAAAGTCGAGGGGCGTTGAGCCAGAAGACTTCGCCCTTGATGCTACTGGTGCTGGTGCCGGTATTGCCGACATCATCTCGCAGAGGTGGCAGTCTGGGTTTGTGCGGGTGAGCTTCGGCGGTGCGGCTACGGATTCCCCTATCTCGGTTGAGGATACGAGGCCAGCGAAACAAGTTTATGCGAACCGAGTGACGCAACTCTGGGGTCAGATCAAGGTGATTGTGATGGGCGGAAGAATGCGGGGGATGGACGACCAGACGGCTAGGGAGCTTTGTGCTAGGATCTACACGCTCAAGAATGAACGAACCTTGCTAGAGTCAAAGAAGGATCTCAAGAAACGAACCAAGGGCAACTCGCCAGACAGGGCTGACGCACTCGCCCTCCTAGCTGAACTCTTTGTGGCACAAAACGGCATGGGGGATGCCTCTGGAAGTCAATCGCAAAATTCTTTGGATTGGGAGGAATATGCACTTGACCATGAGCTTGAGTCTGATTATCGGTAGTGGATGGAAAAAACAAAACGGAGGTGTGATGCGTGAGCTACACCTATTTGCAGGAGCAGGAGGGGGAATCCTTGGTGGAATGCTCCTCGGACACACCACAGTTTGTGCTGTGGAAATTGAACCATATTGCCGAAGAGTCTTGCTCCAACGGCAACGAGACGGAATCTTGCCAAAGTTCCCAATCTGGGATGATGTCTGCACTTTCGACGGAAAGCCGTGGAAAGGAATGGTCGATGTCATCTGCGGAGGATTCCCTTGCCAAGACATCAGCTCTGCGGGGGGGGGGGCAGGAATTTCTGGAGCCAGAAGTGGTTTGTGGAAGGAGATGTCCCGAATCATTGGTGAAATACAACCTAGGTTTGCGTTCGTGGAAAATTCTCCATTGCTTGTGGGAAGAGGACTTGCCGTTGTCCTCGCTGACCTTGCCGAATTGGGGTATGATGCACGATGGGGAGTGCTGGGAGCTAATCATGTCGGAGCTATCCATCATCGAACCCGCTTGTGGTTGGTTGCCTACCCCCGTAGCGTCGGAAAAGCACGATGGAATGGGAGTGGCTTGGAAATTAGCCAGATTATTCAAAGGAGAGCGCATAGCAAGGTATCTTGGGAAGATTTGGATCAATCGCAATTTGCTGGAAAAAGATACAAAGATATGCCCAAACCCTTGCTGGCAGGAATGGAGGATGATGTGGCCTATAAATTGGACCGGATTAAATTCATTGGAAATGGACAAGTACCTAGAGTGGCGGCAACAGCATTCAGACTTCTTGCAGAATCAGTAAAATAAAACTATGGAAAAAACAAAACTAGTGCGTAATGCGCCTCATCAAAAATACCATCTAGCCGATGGAACCCAAGTGCCGGGGGGTAGCACTATTTGCAAGATCGGTGACGACGCTGGGGCGTTGATCCATTGGGCTTGGAACCTTGGTCGAGAGGGCAAGGACTATCGCAAAGAGCGAGACAAGGCCGCTGACATTGGAACCATCGCCCACTTCTTGATTGAGTGCTATCTCAATGGTCAGGTGGCTGACCTTGAGGATTACTCGCAGGAGGACATTGACAAGGCGTTGGGTTGCTACACCAAGTTCCTCGACTGGTGGGAGCTTCAGAACCTCAAGGTGGTAGCCCCAGAGATCCAGCTTGTTAATGAGGAGTATCGGTATGGGGGGACGATTGATCTCATTGCTGTTGACGATGACGGCGACCATGTGCTGTTGGATTTCAAGACTTCCAAGAAGATCAGCGAGAGCTATTGGCGGCAATGTGCTGGGTATGCAAACCTTTGGAACCATAATGGATGGGAGGGTGATATTGATGCCGAAGACCACAAGATCACCAACCATGCCATCGTCCGTATCGGCAAGGAGGAGGAAGGTGACTTTGAAGTAGTCTGGAAAGAAGACCTCTCAAAAGAATGGTTTGTATTCCAGAAACAGGTTGAGCTTTACTGGGCTATGCAAGCCGCCAAGCCAGAGCCAAAGAGGAAGAAAAAAGCATGACAAATGAAATTAAACGAATGGAGGCAGTCGATTCAATCAACTACGCCTTATCGCTTTTGGACAAAAGGAGCAGATATGTAGTGGTCTGTCACATTTTACTAGGGTTCACATTACGGGAGATTGGAATCTCTCTTGGAGTTCAATCTGAAAGAGTTAGGCAAATAGAGGCGAAGCCACTTCGCAAACTTCGCCATCCGAACAGATTAAAATGGATGCATGAGGCATCGGAGGCATTAGCATGACCACTCCAGCCAACCTAGACGCAGAGAAAGCATTCCTTTCCTGTGCTATTCAGAACATCGGCATTCTTAACGAGGCCGCTGACTATGCCACGCCCAAGCTATTCCATCACCCTGCCCACAAGCGGATCTTTGAGTCTGCCCTAGAGCTGTGGAAGGAGGGAAAGGATTGCGATCTAGTCACCCTCACCGATGCCATGAGCAACGCAGGGACGCTAGAGCTTGCAGGAGGTGCGTCGTTCTTAACCGAGTGCTTCGTCGCTCCTGCCGTAGTGGGAAACTGGCGTGAGTATTTGGAGATCCTTCGACATAAGCACACGGCTAGGCTCGCCATCTCTGCCGCAGAGCGGATCATTGCTTCTGCACAGAATCCAGCCGAGGCAGGGGAGCTATCCGAAGTGGTGCAGAAGGCTCTGGTAGCCGTAGCCGCTGATGCCGAGAGCAAAGGGCGTATTGAATCCGTTGCTGAAGTGGCAAACAATCGCCTAGCCGCATACGAGGAGATGGTAAAAAACAAGGGCAAACTCATGGGAATCACCACGGGGTTCAAGCCCCTAGACGACATCACAGGCGGTTTTCGCCCCGGTCAAGTGGTGGTTGTTGGTGCCCCAACGAAAGGCGGGAAGACCGCCTTGGCCTTAAACATGGCTATGAGGGCGGCAAATCATAGTCATCCTGTGGGTATCATCTCCCTTGAGATGGGGTCAGGAGAGCTTCTGGACAGGCTTATAGCGGCTTATTCTGGTGCAGATATCTCCCTGCTCTCAAAGAATCCCACGCCCGACTTAATGAACAAAATCCGCTGGGGAATCAGTCAGGTATCCAAGCTACCCATCTACATCCGAGACGAGGCTGGGATTAACCCCCTCCAACTTCGTGCCGCCGCTAGGAGGATGGTGGCGGTTCATGGGATCAAGCTCCTTGTGATTGACTACCTCCAGCTTATCGAACCCCTAAACCGCAAGGATAGTCGAGAGCAACAAGTGGCAGAATCCAGTCGAACGATCAAGCTACTTGCCAAAGAACTTGGAATCCCAATCATCGCCCTCACACAACTTAACGCTGACGGCGAGAGTCGTGAGTCAAGGGCAATCCAGCACGATTGCGACCTCATGCTAAAGATCGCCAGAGACGAAGAGAACGAGAATGATTGGTGGCTGAATATAGTCTTGTCTCGCTCCACGCCAACAGGCAGAATACCACTTTCCTTCCGTTCCGAATACCTTCGGTTTGACGAGAGGGATTAACCAACAAACAACAATGCAATACGATAACGAAAAGAGGTTTGTCCTCTTCCCAAAAAACAACGCAAACCCCAAGGCTCCTAATTGGAGTGGAACCATCACCATCGACGGCAAGGAGTGGGAGATGAGTGCTTGGAACAAGACTGGAAAGAACGGCGGCGAGTTCCTGTCTGGCTCAATCAAGGAGCCATTCAAAAAGGGTGTTGACTCGCACAACAAGGCCAAGTCAAATGGCTATTCGCCCAAGGATCGTGCGAATGACGGGGATGACATCCCCTTCTGATATTTAGCTCGCGCTGGTTGCAAAGAGCCCCCTCCTGTAGTCGTGTGCGGGAGGGGGTTTCTTTTTTAAAAAATAGTTATTGACGCACCACGATAATGTGAAAGACTCATCTAAACCGCTACAACAAGCGGCAATCAAAATGAAAAACACACACGCAGTTATTGACAACATCAAGCCACTCCTCCATGTCGCCGTGAAAATGGCAGACAGGCATGGAATGGACGAAATCCGAATCAGCAAGTCACGAGCTAACGAGATCCTTCATCTCGCCATCGCCGCCGACAAAGAGCTAGAAAGCAACTACGCAGAACCAAAACACTTCGCCCACCTTGACAGCATCTTTGCTGGTGCTTCCTCCATGAACAACGCAATCGCCGCCTCACTCAAATGAAAAACCTACTCGCACTCATCGCCCTCACAGGCTCCGCAATCGCCCAAGATTATTACGGCACACGATACGACTATGATCGTCCGTATTGTGCAGACCCATACATCAGGGATCTTGAGATTTCCCATAGCTACCAGCGAGAGCAAGCCATACCAACGGCCTACTCAACGCAGATGCAAGCCTACTACGACTCCATCTGGAGGGAGCCAGTAAAGCCCCAAGTCATCATCATCCACGACCGCCACTAAAATGACCATCCTAGTCATCGCCCTTGGAGCCCTCACGCTTGCCGTTGGTCTAGCAGTCTGGAGCTTCCAGTTGCTTGAGTATAGCCGCAAGCGCACCGAGAAGAACATTGCTCTCTTCTACAGAGACAAGCCTATGGAGGCCACCATGTTCCTTAATCGCATCTCGCTGGAGGAGACGAAGAAAGAGATTCACAACACCAAGCACAAACTAGAGCATGGGTACTGAAAACGAATACATCAGAGACCGAAATATGGAACTTCAAAGCAAAGTCTTATGGCTACAAGGAGAGCTTGACGGCCTTCTCCGCACCCTAGAGGACATCCGATCCCTTAACTCTCTTGGCAAGACTAGGGAGATCACCGATGAAGTAATCAATCCAATACTTAAACACTACAACCGATGATATACGATCACACTTGCCAAAATGGTGACTGCCGTTTTGAGTTTCCAATCAGAGTAGATAGTGCTGGCGTTTGGGAAGAGAGCTGTCCTAAATGCGATCACGAGATCGACGCCGACGAGGTGATCGAATCAACGAAGCAAGACCCCGATTGTTACGAGGAGGAAGCATAATGCAATCTGAACTAGACTTCACACCCCCTCTACCGGAGGAGAAGGAAACCAGCATTTATGCTCGTTTTAAGCGGTTCCACGCCGCCAACCCCCATGTGTACGAAAACCTAGTTAAGCTGGCGAGGGACTTCCGAAGCAAGGGATCTAATCACAATCGCAAGCTGGGCATAGGTATGCTCTATGAGGTTCTACGCTGGAATTACTATCTCACCACCGAAGGCGAGGAAGAGTTTAAGCTATCCAACGATTTCAGAGCCGCATACGCTCGCCTTATCATGGAACAAGAACAAGACCTAGCAGACGCATTTAACATCAAACAATCAGTAATCGACACAGAATAAACCAACAACAAACAAAACAAAATGAGCAACATTATTATCCCATCTAACATTGACGAAGCATCCGTGAGGGTTCCCATGCAGTTCCCCCTTCGGGCACAGGACGATTCAGTAGTTGACGCTGAAGGCCGTGAAGTATTCACCATGAGCGAATCCATCTCTATCGGTGAAAGCCTCAAGTTCACAAAGCTGTTTGCAAAGGCTCCCGAAATGTTCCAGATCCTAGGTGATGCCTATGTGCTTCTAACGCTAATCGCAAAGAATAGTGGCGAGACTGACCACGGAAGCGAAGGAGAGGACAAGGAGAAGTGCCTACTTTGCCGCATGGAATCCGTCTTGGGAGCGATGAAATGAGCAAGGGCAATCGCCCTCGCAACTATGTGCCCCACAACAAGTGGGCACACCGAGACACAGCCAACGGGGACGATTGGGAAGCCTACCTTCTCAATCTGTCCCGCACAGTAGGATCCGCTTGCGACAAATGGCTTGCCGCCAGAGGTATTGAGTCACTTCAGTTCCAAGGGAGCAGGAGGTTCAACGATCAACTGGTGAAAATACCTAGTCAAAACACCTAGTCAAAAAGCTCCATGAAATCGGAAGCAGGAAAAGGGGACACTCCTCGACCATACAGCCCCACAAAGTACGCTGTCGGGTGGGATCTTATATTCAAAAAGAAGGGAAAAAGCCCCATGAAATCGTCGAAAAGACCTAGTAAAAAGACCTAGTAAAAAGACCTAGTAAAAAGCTCCATGAAATCACCCATTCGTGCCGCGTGATACGCTGGCGGGTTACTTCGCTCTCGTGGATTGAAGGCAATCCCCCAAAATCGCCTACGCTGGCGGGTTAGGTCGTGACAAGGGAGAGGCGGTAAAAACTCGCTGGCGGGGATTTACGGAGCAAGAAAAGGGGGAGGGGATCAATCCCCTCCCCCTTCTTTGACTAGCTGACGGCCCTTCTGATCCCTGCTAGGTAGAATCGCCACCCTGACGGCCTACGGATTAGGCAAACGAGGTGCAGGGCAATCTGTTGCGGTTTGCTCATGGTTTCAGTTATGCGGCGGCAGTGTTGGTGGTTACGGGTTGGATCATCCATTGGTGGACAAGTTCGTTCGGTTTAATTGGTGCGTCCCATTCGACGGGTGAGATAAAGCCTCGGTCTCCGTTCCATTCGGTGATGACATAGGTGATGCCATCGGGTTGCCAATCTTGGTGAATAGTTACAAGGTCGCCTGTTTTCATTTGTTCAGGGAAGCGGCAATTTCGTCGGCAAGTTTGGCTGATCGTTCACAAAGGTCGATCAGGCGTTGCAAGCGTTCCTCTAGGGTGAGAGGGCGGGGCGGCGGTATCACTTGCCAATGGTCTCCTTGTGGCGCGATTGCAAGGGCATTTGTGGGCGTTTCTGGCGTGGTTTTAGGGCCATATACAATGGCGGCGGCGGTTTCTAGGTTCATGGTTTCAACGATACTCCAAAGAATCTTCAAGTTGTTTCCTAGCCTTTGCGAGTGCATCGCAATTTAAGAGGCCGTTGTGATTTGGTGATTGGTCAAGATCTTTTGCTTGGAAGTAAAGAAACTCAAGAGCTTCTCTTAGTTCTTTTATCTTTTTTACGTATGCGGATTCGATTGTGATGTTCATTGTATAAGGTCGGGTTGGGTTTCTGTGTTGGTGGTTTCCTGCGGCGGTTCGGGGGCTAGGGTTTCTCCTGCTAGGTTGAAGGGCAATTCCTCCTCGGGTATGAGTTGGAATTGCTCGGCGGTTTTAACTTTCATAGGCGGCGCAGTAGTCGCGGATTTTATCGTCAAGGGACTCCCATGGAATCCAGAAAGCAAGGATTTCACGCGCTTCTCTGTCCGTTAGGTGATAGCCTAGAAAGGCGGCGGTCAAGATGACGCTGTGTGGCGTTATCATTTTGAACCTCCTTCGGCGTTGGCGATTGCGGCACGAGCTTTGTCTATGGCTTGGGATATTATTCCCATGATGTAACCATTCCTTTCCCCTTGTTGCATTGCTTCCGCTTTCAATAATGCCTTGCAAGCGTCGAGGAGGTCGGGAGCGTGTGCGATCAGTCGGGCGTTCGCTTCGCTTTCCTGACCCATGCAGAGATTAACATTGGCAACGACCCATGTGGGCGCGATGTCGTCGGGCCTTGGTGCGTCTTTTTTCATTATTTGAATCCTGTTCTCATCTGGCAAAGGTTCACCAAGAATCCAAGGGGCGGGCGTGTGTGTGTTCATGCTGTCACCTCCTCGGAAAGAAAGTTGCGGGCTGATTCCTCAAGGGTTGAAAAGAAAGCATCGGAGACGGCCTGTTCCCAAGTCGTGCAAAGTGCGTCCATGATCTCCTGATGGTCGTCAATATCGGGGAAATACTCGTAGCCTGTGCAATCCTCGAAAAGGGTGTGAGGCGTGGGATCTCCTGCCCATTCTCCCGAAAGGTCGGGGAGGGTGAAGGAATCGTATATGCGGGGATTTCCTTCGTCGAGTTGCTTCAATACTGATTCTGCCGTTTCCCGGTCCTCTCTGGTTGCCCTGCCTCCCCAAAGGTCTTGTATTGCCCATTGTGCGGCGTTTTGTCCTGCTTTAGTGCCGAGGATCTCGGCGCGTTCGGTTGCTTTGTCTGTGTTCATGTTTTAGGGTGTTTGGTTTTAGTTGGTGGCAAGGTATGCGAGACGGGCGACAAGGGCCGCAAGGATGGCAAGGAATACGGCTCCAAGGATCACAAGGTTCCTGATCTGCTTCTGTCGCTGGTAGGCTATAAGGGCGGGGCTTTTCTGGTAGTTCATAGGATTAGAGGGTGACATTTTGGGCGAGTTTGTCGCTGATTTGCACGTTTCGGGATAGGCTTTCTACCCAGTCACAGAAGGTCATTCTGAAATCTGCTGTTTGGGCGTTTTGCCCTTTGGAAAGGGTGCGATTCCGTCGCGCCTGCTCTTCTAGGTCTGGGAAGGTTTCCCAGAAGGCTTTTCTGACTTCGGTCTGATTGTTGTAGTGGTACATGGTCGGGAGTTGGTTAAGATTAGAAGCAAACGGGAATCCCTCGTGAATAAAAAGCATGGACGCTTTCCCCTTCGGGGATGTCATTAGGGCGGATGATATAAACGGCGCACCCTCGGCAATCTCCTTGGATATAGGGTCGAACGGCTTTCCCTTCAAACAGGGCCGCAAGTTGCTTATGCAATCCCTTTTCCCTGTCTGGTGTTGGGTACTTGTTCTCTCTCCAATTCCCGCTGTGGTCTCTCCATTGGATGCGTCGAAAAGGTTTTCCTGTCACCTCGTCGCGCTCTACGCTTTCGGATCGCTTGGCGTTTCCTGTTCCACACTCCAATTCATGCCAGCGGGAGAGGCCTTTTTCGACCCTCAAGAGCTGGGCGGTTTCATCGTGTGAGAATCCGAAACTAGAAAGAACCTTAAAGAAGTGCTCTTTCCTCATCTGCTTTGTCCATCGTGTGCTTTTCATGGTGTTTCTCCTTTGGTGTTGTTGGGTTGGGTTACTTGGTGAGTGCGCGATTTACCATTATGCGTATCATGCCTATCTTTACTTGGTCAAAATCATTTCCCTTTAGAAGTTCTGAAATGTTCTGCAAGGTGATCTCCTTGTCATTGGTAACTTGTACGGGGACATGATAGACGGCTCCATCTGCGTCGTGTGTTGTCATCAGGATCTTTTCTGCGGTCGTTGTTGTCATGGTCGGTTCGTTGTTGGTTGGTGGGTGGGTGATTAAAGGAAATCAGGGGAAACTTTGATGCCATGCTTCTGCAAGGCTTTGAAAACTGGCAAGGGAAGGGCATAAGATCCATCAGCGTCTACAAGCTCGAATCCTTCAATCTTTAGCCCTCCAGACTTTTCGAAGTAATCGTTGCCGACCTTGTGCAGAACATATCCCGACCAGTTGGCTCTCCAATAAATCGTCACCTCAAAAAGGTTTTCGATCGTGTCTTGTGTTTTCATTGGTTCGGTGGTGTGTGTTGGTTACGCTCGGCAATAATCGCCTCGCTTCCGTAACAATGATCGAACGGCTCCCGATGTCACGATCTTTTTTCATGCTCTCAAAAATCTTTTCCAAAATACCTCTTGACTCAACCGCAAAATCAAAGAGAGAAGCCCATTTGTAAGACAAAGAAAACATCGGTTTTTTTAACCACCTAGGGCATCAGCTCAATTTTTTTACCCCCCTTTTTTTCAATCCTCGTGCGTTAATAATATCAAGATAACACTTGCAACACTCCCTTTTCCCCTTGCGTCATTAAATTGTGGGACATAGTGTCACGCTGTCACGAGTCACCTTTTTCCTTATGCCCTCCCCACTTGCAGTAGATCGAAACGCCGCACGATTAACCTACCTTCAAACGGGATCTCTAAAAGAGACTGCAACCCTTCACGGGATCAAACCAGCCACCATCCGACAATGGGCCAAGCGCGACAACTGGGAAACATCTTCAAACGCTAACAAGCTGGAACGAAGGGCACAGGAGATCAGGGAGGTTAAAAGAGACAGGGGACACTCTGACTCTGTGCCTGTATGTCACACCGCCGATGCTGTGCAGAGTCTGCTAGAGAAGAAAAAGGGAGAGACGCAGACAGCCCTCGCGGTTGCAGTAAGCAACGCCAGCGTGGCGGCATCAGAGTTGCACCCTCTTGAGGCGTTGGAGTCATCCCGAAAGCTGAAGGATCTTGCCGATACAATGGGAAAGCTGTGGCCCACGGAACAGGGAGCCGCACAGATCAGCGTAAATGTCCTCGGCCTATCTCTGGACGGATTCGCCCCCCGCCCTGTTATTGACCTATAACATCAGATAACAGCCAAAGTAGATAGTCGAGTTAGTAGGATGTTAACAGAGTAGATAAATCATTAACGCATTTACTTGCGGTCATTTGATAAATAAAAGCTATGTTAGCCTATGTTTAATAGGGTAAGTCGTCTCTGTAGCGTGACTCGTCCCGGTAGGCTAAAAGCATTCTTTTTTCCGTGGCGAGGCCGTGACGGGCACCCCCATCGGTGGCGAAAGTCTCGCCGTCGTGTTTGCGAGAAAACCCCCATACAATTTTTCCACAAAATCCCAGAGTGACAACTTTATAGTTTCCTATATGGAACTTAACTCCACATTCTGTAGACTATAGCCAACAATAGGAAGGTATTGATTAGAGTGAAGGCTAAAATTATTTTGATGTGGTGTTTCATTTGCGTTTATTTTGACGGGATTCGGATTGTTCTTTCCAATGGGCTTTCCCGTAGATGGTCTTGTTTGCTACGCTCCAAGGGAGGTCTTGAACGAAGAGTTTTAGGCGAAGGGCGTGGTCTGGGTTCATCAGCTGAAGCAGATGTGAGTATTCTTCGCCCGAAGCCGCTAGTTTTGTAGCGTCTTTGAATGAGTTGAATGAGAGGGAGTCGTGTTGGTGGAGCATAAGAGGTAAGTGTTAATAAAGTGTATGGATATTTTTAACAAGGTTTTATTAAAGGAAATGGTGATTATCTTTAATAAGGAGTGTAGTGAATTACGCTCTCCGAGGGAAGACAAAGCATGCCCCTTGGGGCTTTGGTGTCTTAAATCAAAGCGGTTCCAAGAGAGCATTCGCAACTTCGACCCCTCGCTATTTCCTTCAGGTCGTTGCACTTGCCTCTATAGTGAGGTAGTATGCAAGCATTGCGTATGACAAAGATTAAGGCATGGCTGGGCGACCATCCACGAGGTATAACGATTTGCAGGGGAGTCAGAGACATCCTGTCGTTGAACAGACTTCCCGTTTGGGAAGGGCTTACTAATAGCACTTGCGTAGAATTTAGTCAAGTGGTATAAATAACAAGGCGAGAGAGAATGTGGTGTTCTCTCCCGCCCCTAACCTCAACCCATAACAACCTATGAGCGAAGCTGGTGATAATTTAGATCGTGGAGCCTTGGAGGGCAAGCGTAGATTTAAGAATGGAGACATCCATCCTGACAACAATGATTTGGTATGCTGGGGGTATAGGGGGGATGATCCTTGGTGGGTTGATTGGGGTTCTTATTGGAAGATGGCAAAAGGCCATAAAGGATTAGTAAGGCAAAGGAGGAGGGTTGATGGTGTGGTTAAAAGGGGGATGCTTAAATGAAACTTACTATCAAGCAAGAGTTGCATAGGGAGTATTTGAAGTCTCCTTTGTGGAAAAGGATTAGGCAGGTGGCATTGGATCATTATGGAAGCATTTGTGGTAAATGCGGGAAAGATGGATTTGATGTGCATCATATTACTTACAAGAGATGGGGAGGTAATGAAAAAATTGAAGATTTACAGGTTTTATGCAGAGATTGCCATAGTGCGATTCATGCCATTGAAAGAGCGACCAAAAACAAGAATAGAAAGAGAAAGCGTGTAAATGTTCAGGCTTTGTTTGGTTATCTTACTGAATATCAGAGAAAAATAATTGAAAAGGAGTTTGGAGGTGTTTGTTACTCATTGTTATTTCAGAAAAATCATATTGGAGATAATGCTAGAGCCATGGCTAAAAAAATGCTAAATATTGATGAGGTTTACTTTTCTAAAAGAAAATCAAATAGAAATCATGGGAGGGCTAGAAGAATCCGTTATTGATTACTTGCCATGATGGAGTTAGTTGTGGCAATGTCAAGCCGTGAAAATTCTTTCTAATGGAATAGCTGTATTGGATGGGGATTCCCATATTTCAAGGTGGGTGGAGGAGGAGGGTAGGTTGGATCACGACCAGAATGCACTTCCCCTTATTTTGGGGTATATCAAGGATGGTGATGTGGTGGTGGATGCAGGGGCGTTTATAGGAGATCATACTATTGCTTATACCAAGGCCGTTGGTAAGACTGGAAGGGTGATGGCTTTTGAGCCTAATCCATCGGCTTATGAGTGCTTGGTTCACAACTGCCCAGAGGCTATGGCATTGAATCTTGGGTTAAGTGACAGGAGTGAGGAGTTGAAGATGGCTATTGATGTGAATGCTGGTGCGTCTCATGTGGGCGATGGTGGGCAGTCGATTAATGTGGTGGCATTGGATTCCATGCCATTCCAGAGGTTGAATTTTATAAAGATGGATGTGGAGGGGATGGAATTGAGGGCGTTGTTGGGAGCAAAGAAGACGATTGAGGCTCACAGGCCGATCATGTGGATAGAGATTAATGTTGGGGCATTAAAGAGGCAGGGTGTTGTTCCCTCCCAGATATTTGATGTTTTGCATGGAATGGGATATGAATTTGAGCCATATCCAGATGAGGGAGGGATGCAGTATGACATCCTTTGCGTTGCGAAATGAATGTAGACATCTTTTACCGATCCTATTCTCAAGACTTTAACTGGTTGGCATTGTCTTTGCTTTCTGTGAAGAAGTATGCTCATGGATTTGGGAAGGTTCATATTGCTATTCCTGCCTCTGATATTGGGTTATTGCCGAAGGTTGATGGGGAGGTGCATTTGGTTCATCCGAAGCACAGCGACGGATACATGGATCAGCAGATTACCAAGCTCCATGCCGACGAGTTCTGTAATAGCGAGTATGTGATGCACATGGACTCGGATTGTATTTTGACAAAGGATGTGAGTCCTATGGATCTGTTCTTGGATGGGAAGCCTGTTTATTTGCGTGAGGATGGCTGTGTATCGCCTTGGATGGATATATCGGCTAGATCGTTGGGGTGGAGGGATAGTTACGAGTATATGAGGCGTTTACCGATTGTTTTTCCTAGGTGGTTGTATCGGGAGTTTAGGGCATTTATGGCTACGAATCATGGGATGAGCGTGGATGATTGGATTTGCAATCAGCCGGGGCATGAGTTCAGCGAGTTCAACACGATGGGGCAATGGGCATATCGGTATCACAGGGATGCGTTCACTTGGATGGAGCCGAAGGATTGGCCTTCTTTTTGTAAGCAGTATAGGAGTTGGGATGGGCTAACCGACGATAAGAGGCAGGAGATTGAGAGAATCCTTGCGGATTAAAGGCTTGTGTATTAAAAAGCAGGGATGCTCACCGCCAAGCCCTACCCAGAAGATGACGGAGAGTTTGAGCGTATTGATGAGGCTATCAATAAGATAAGGGCTATTGCTTCCGAGCATTTTGATGTGGGGGTGATTATGCTCTCAAGACAGAACGACGAGGGCATGACTTCTTATCATGGGACGCAGTTTGGCAATAAGTTTGCTGTGACTGGGATGGTGGAGGCTTGGGCTAATGGGGAGTTTGATGATCCAACTATTAAATGTGAGATGGAAGATGACGATGATTAGAGTTGACTTAACTGATGGTGATTGTTAGTTAGATAAGCTGATTATGGCTTCCCTATCTTTCGCACAGGCTAAAACTCTTCTGGCTCCGTATGTTACGAGCCAAGGGGCTTCTGATCCTGCGGTTGCTAGTGCTATTAATTTTGTCAATGAGAGGTTCATCACTTCTGGTCAATGGAAGGGGAATCGGTTCATTCATTCCTTTAGCGTGAGCGTTGATGGGAGTGGGAACTACTACTTTGATACAGTCCCCGGCATTGAGAGTGTGTTAAAGGTTATTGCCATTGACACCACGCAGGGATCTCAACCTACTGGTGAGATTGTGGATATTATGAGTGACTGGTATCCTTGGAACGATGCTGGCCTTGGTTTTGTAGCCCCCAACTACGCAGGAGACACGCAGATTATCCGACAGGGGCAAACTCCTGCTAGTGCCTTGCCCTCTGGTTCTACTGCCGACACGCAGAGGTATAGGGTGATTGGAAGGGTTCCAGAGAACCGCACGATGTATTGTATTGTGAGGAGGGGGTATGTGCCTCTGGTTAACGATACTGACTTGCTTCTCCCATCGAACCGAAATGCTTACCGCTACGGAGTTCAAGCGTATAACTACGAGAATGTGAATGAGCTTGAGAGAGCCCAAGTGTATTGGGATCTTTCCTACAAGTGTCTGAATGAGGAGACCACTTCCTACGAGGAAGGGGACGCAAACCAAGTGGATATTCAGACAAAAGCATTTGCACCTTCACTTATTCAAAACTTAATCTAATATGGGAGAAGAAAATAACATACCTTGGTGGCAGAAGGGATTTGTTGGAGAGCAAAATCCTATGAGTGCATTTCAGCCGCAGAATCTTAACCCATCGCCTCTTGGTGGATTTAGCTTTGCTGGACTTGGGACTCTTCCCACAGGTTTAAGTGCAGGAACTGGAATTCCAGAGTCCGTTGGTATTTCTTCTGAAGCACCGATTGGTAATCAATCAGCACAGAACACAGCACAAAAAGGAAAGGATGGTTCCAATGCCCTTATGGAAGCATGGAAGGGAATTCAAGCCATGTATGAGCCGACTGGTGGTATGCCGTTTGCTGGGTCGGAAGACATTAGGGTGAAGCGTGATGTTTATGGCCGCCCTTACACCACTGTTCGTGTCAGCCCAACAGAGCATCGCGGATTAGGAGGGGAATTGATTAAAGACCAACCAGAACAAGGATTTGGTCTGCGACCCGGAATTACTGGAACTTCTACTGCTTGGAAGGGGCCGCATAGCTGGGAAGACAAGCCAATGATGAGCGTTGGGGATCAAAATTCTTCTTGGAACAAAAAGCGTATTAATCCCTATACTGGAACTTCCGTTTCGCAAATATCGTAATATGGCACAAGAAGAATCCGCTCGCACATTTACCACCCATACCGCCGGAGGTTCACCATACCTTGAGGCATATGCTGGTGGAGATGCCATTAAATATCGTACTGGTCTTTTGAATGAGCAAATCAATGTGGCCCAAGAAGAAAGGGCTCAAAAAGCATTTGATCTTTCTAATTTAAGGGAGGCTAGACTTCAAAAGCAACAGGATCTTGAACTTGATTACAAGGCTAAAGCGGAGGCCAGACAAGCAAGAATGGATGAAATCCGCATCCGTGAAGCAGAGCGTAAAGAAGAGGATGATTTGCATGAGATGGAGACTGCTAGTGAAGCTGCCGATGTTTATTCCTCAATTATGAGATTGCGTCCGACTGATCCAGATTATTTTCAAAAGGTTGATGAAATTGCAAAAACAGACAAGTTTAAGTCAGTTATGCTTTCCCCTCGTGGAACTTCTGTTAATTCTCTCCTTGAGCAGAAAAACAGTCAGTTTGCTAAATTGCGTGAAGCAGAGCAAAAGCAACGAGAAGAAATGCAAAAGAAGACCGAGGGTGAGTTATATCTGCAAAAGCAAGAGGAGTCTGGTCAATTAAAGCAAAAAACTCAAGCGGCCTTGGATTATGCTAGGACTTATGCCATGCCTCTTAAAGATGCTTGGAAAAATCTGTATGAAGAGGAACTTCCTCAAGCTGTAAGGCCATCAGTAACCGCCTTGCCACAACAGCCCAAACAGGCTACCATTCAACCCACAACCCAACCAACAACCCAACCTACTACTGCCTCCCCTGTAATGGTTTTCGATCCCGAAACTGGAACCTTGAAGCCGAAGGAGTAAAATGCCAACGCTTGTAGAAGTCCCCGGATTGGGGAATATTGAATTTCCAGATGGGATGAGCAATGACCAAATTAGCTCGTCAATTAACAATCTTTTATCCAAGAAAAAAGGAGGTGAACAAACAAATGAGCAAAATCAGCCAAAAGCCAACTCGGATCGCAATGCGGGACGAGAAGGCAACCAACAAATCCAACCTTCCGCTGAAGTCGGGATACAAGCCAATGGTGAACCCAGTTCCTTGTACGCGAGCGAAGAACGGAAAGCCTCTCGGCAAATAACAGGAGAACCAAGTGAAAGACTACAAGAAAATGAAGCCTTTGGAGTCCAAGGGGAAAAAGAAGGGGAAGGGCTACGAGGCGAAGTCCCTGCGGGGAACAAAGAGGAAGTAATCAAGGGAAGCGTTCCATCCGCTCCCGAAAAACCCTTTTTACAAAAGGTTAAGGAAGATCCAAAGTCAGCCATTGTTGCTGGCGTTGCTACTGCCGCCGAAGCTGGCATTCCCTTATTGGCTGGAAGCATAGCCGCAAGGGTTGTTACACCTCTTGCTACAGGAGCCGCAATAGAGACTGGCCCAGCCGCTCCGTTTTTAGGTTTGACTGCTGGTTTGGCAACTTTTGCTGGAGTTGCTGATGTTACCAAGAGGATTGTCAAGCAAACCGAAAAAGCGTTGGGCATTTCCCCAATGATTGAAGAGGCACAAGCCAAACAACCAGAGATTACCAAAGGAACAGAGATAGCTACAATGGCTCCTTTCGTGGTTCAGTCTGGTGCTGGATTATTGAGAGCCGCCGCCAAGGGAAGCGTGGATGCCGCAATTAAAGGTGGTAGCCTAGCCGCAGGAGCCGCCAAGGAGGTTGGAAAGAGGGTTGCCGCTGGAGGAGCCGCAGGAACGCTTTATGAGGCTGGGGTACGCTATCCAGTTGAGAAGGGAATCAAGATGGTAGCTGGTGGAGAAGAGCTAGTTAAGCCATCGCTTGAATCTACGGCAGAGTCGGCATTGATGATGGCGGCGTTGTCTGGTGCTGGTGAGGAGATTATTAGAAAAGCTGGTTTGCCAGAAACTGCTAAAGTTGCTGGATCAATGGCTCCAGATGAGGCTATTGCAAAGAGATTTGAAGAAGCTCCCGCCAAGCCAATATCGCTTGAGCCAATCACTCCAGAAGCACCCCCTTTAGCACCAAAGGAGGCGGCTCCATCTTTGCCAAAAGAGGAAGCCCAACCTCTTGTATCGGTTGCTGGAGAAACCCCTGCTGTAGAACCAATCGCTGAAGCTCCTGCTGAAGCACAACCAACCATACCAAGTGAAGAGCAAGTCAAAGAAACAAGTGGGATACCTACTCTCCAAAGGAAGCCCCCTGTCGCAGAAACAGCAGTCAAAGCTGAAGAAGGAGTTGCACAGCGGGAAGGTGAAGGTAAAGAAGAAGTAGCTTTTCTTGAAAATAAAGGCGTAACTACTCGTAAATTAGGTTCATACGAAAAAGGAACAGAGATAGAAATCATTGGCCCTAAAAGCAAAGATCCTTTAGATCAGAATTTGCGAGTCAGATTCCCAGATGGGAAAGAAGACAAACTTCCTATTTCTTGGATTAAAACAACAAAGACAACTTTAGGAAAAAAAGAATCTCTTCCAAATTTAGTTAAAACAAGAGGAAGGGATGAAGTTAATGATTTGTTGGCAGAGTGGGATGACGCTGAATTAAGCCAAGATGGAAAGTATATCATGGCTGTGGTTGATCCGAGGTCATCCATGAAAAAACAGCGAGTTCCAGTTAAGGATTTCCTTGATTGGTTGCAACAAAAGGAATCCGAAAAAATACAACCAAGCGGAAAAGAAACAATTCCTAAAGAAGAACCAGCCAAACCAAAAGTAACCACCCCCGAAGGAGCTAGGGTTGCCGCCGCCGCATACCTAGCTCCAGATGGCAAAACTTATGAAGGCTCCTCGCATCTTGACGCAATGCAGAAGGCAAAGGAAGCTGAAGCCATCACACAAGAGCAGATTGACGCAAAGCAGACTCCAGAATCTCGCAACACAGATGAGTTTGGATATGCCATCACTCTACCAGATGGAACTCGCACAACCACCACCCGTGAGTTTGGTGGGAAAATAGCCAAGGCATCTGGTCAGTCCAAGGTTGAAGAATATCAGTTTGGCGAGAAAGCTCATAGCAATGAGATGACCAAGGATGATTATCCAGAAACAAAAGCTGGAGAAGTCCCACCCACCATTCCACCGAAGCCTCCAGTAGAAAAAGGTGCCATTCCTCCTGCACCAGAAGGCGAAGGCGGCAAGGTTATGCGTGGCGTTTCAGAGCGTATTGCAGAATCTAAAGAAACAACTCCATCGCAAAAATATTTTATTGAGGCAGATGATCTTTCAACTAGGAAGGTATTGACAGACGAAGTTGCAGATGAATGGGTTTCTTCAGTTCCAACGGAGCATCTTGAGAACACATTTAACAAATCAATGGAGTCTATAGGGGCAAACGAAAAACTTGCAAGACTTCGTGTAAGACTTGGCTCTAGGCTTGCTAGTGAAAAATTTGCCAAGGGCGATGATGCTGGAGGTGCTGAAGTTATTAACAGGATCGCACAAACAGCAAGTGATGCCGCAAGCGTGTTGAGGAGCGTTCAGTTTCTTTACAATACATCTCCGAAGGGTTTTGTTAGAGTGGCTGAAAAACTCGCTGAAAAGGCTGGAGTTGAACTAAAACCAAAGGCAACGCAAAAGATACAAGAGCTTGCCAACGATTTTCTCTCCAAAAAGAAAACACACGAAGAATTTGCAAACAAAGTTCAGAACGCCGGCACTAAAGAAGAGTTTAAGTCAGCGTTGAAAGAAATGAAGAAAGCTCAATCAGATGCCCTTCGCTCACAAAACGCTTTGTTTGGGTATGTAGACTCAATCTTGCCAAAGTCTTTTAAGGGCGAGGTTTACCCATCACTACTTAAAGGAAATCTTCTTACTCCGATTTCACTTGCTACCAATATTCAAGCCAATGCTTTAAGGACTATTGTTGATATTCCATCAATGTCTATTGCCTCTGGTTTAGATGCGGCTAGGTCTTTATTGCTTGGAAAGCCTAGGGAGTTTGTATTTGGGGTTCCAGAAATTGTTGAATATTTCAAAACTCTTACAAAAGAATCTCCAACAATGTTAAAAAACGCTACAATGGCGTTATTTGGCAAACATCTTGATGTTGGAAAAGTTTCTGATAAGGCAGAAATTAAAAGAATGCTTTCACCATTGTCAGCATTTAAGAGGCTAATGTCATCTGACAAAACTCGCTTATATGAGGGGGAATATACAATGGGAAATAGAGCGGCAGATTTCGCTGAAGCAACATTTGGAATCCCGGCAAATCTAATGTTTGATTTGCTTGCAGTTGGAGACAAGCCATTTAGAGAAGCATCGAAGCGTCTTACCGCATCTGGTATAGCTAGGCAAATTGGACTAAAGGGCTTGGATTATCAAAAGTTTGTAGAAATGCCAGAGATCGGAATTAAGGAATATGCAAAACGCACAGGAAAAGATTCGGCAGAGGCGGCTAAAATTCGCAAACAGCTTCTTGAGAACCTAAAATCAGATGTAAGCAAGGCCGTGTTTGAACAAGAAAACAAAGTGGCAGATGCAGTAAACAATGGATTAAATGCTTTAGATAAAGTCCCAGTTGCGGGGGTTGTTGCAAGGGCAACAATTCCATACACAAAGACTCCAATAAATGTTATTGATGAAGTTATTCAATATACAGTTTGGCCTTACACTCTTGCTAGGGTTGCGAGTGCAGTAAAAAAGGGTAACACAAGGGAGGCTCAACAACTTATTGGTAAGGCAACCATTGGAGCAATTGGGTCATTTGCCGCCGCATATCTATACAAGCAGGGAGTTCTTACCGCACCAGCAGATCCAAGAAGCAAGGAGCAAGAACTTGGATATGCTACAATTCCAAGCTCTTCTCTCAATATTTCTGGAGTCCAAAGATTAATGAACGGAGAGTCTGGAAAACCTCAAGCTGGAGACAAAATACTTCGTGCTGACAAACTAGGTCTTCTTGGAGCTATCCTAGTTACATCTGCTATGAGACAGAAAAAGCAGGATGAGCTTAAACTTTCTGGTGGAGATAAATCATTGCCAGCAAAAATATCAAATGAGGTGGCTACTATTCTTCCAAAGGTTCTTTCGTTCTCGCTTAATCAAACATTCCTAAAGGGAGCAAACGATGTTCTACAATCTCTTATTAGGGGAGAAGGAGATAAATGGGCTAAAGGTGTGTTTGGAGCGGCTTCATCTGCATTTATTCCCAACACATTTTCTGCTATTAGCCGTTCAGTTAGGGATTATATGCCAGATGTGCAAGACGATAGTTTCTATAAATCAATGGAGAATACAATTAGGGATCGTTTTGGGTTTGCTGGTGCAATGAAAGAAATTCAGCCTCGTGTTGATTTCTGGGGAAGGCCAGTAAAGCAAACCCCAGAAGGTGCCAATCCCGTTCTGTATAACTTCTTGGATATGTCTAAATCAAGGGACATACCGAATGATCCAGTTTCTCTTGAGATGCTACATCTGTTCCACTCCACGGGAGACAAGGAGATTATACCATCATCTCCACAAAATTCATATACCATTAAAAATACAACCTATGGACTTACTCCAGAGGAATATAATAAATACTCCACACTCGTTGGAAAGGAACGAAGGAGGCTGATTGAAAATCTTGTAAATTCTCCTTCTTACCTAAAAATGACCGATGAGACAAAAGCTGTCATTTTTAAGAAAATGATTGATCGTGGAGCATATATTGGCAGGGTAAAGTTTGAGAAGGATATAAGAGAATCTGGAGGATTAAAGGGAGAAATAAAGAAACTTTCTCCTAAAGAGATGGCTGAACGGATGAAACAAATGAATGCAGAGCGAAATGCGATGGATTGACTTGACAATAAAATAAAGCAATAATCACCATTCATGGCAACTTCCAAACAACCTAGATTTCCAAACCCTCCTTTGGAGTGGGGCGTACCTCAATACCCCACCCCCAATGTACCAGACTTCTATACGAAGGATGGACATATTATTCTGGTTGAAAAAGTTAGTGCCGAAAAGGGTGCTTACAACCCACAGCCGCTAGACGGCTCCATTACCTACGACAAGAGGGACGCTAATAAATGGCCCTCTACGCTGTATCTGGTCTATCAAAATCCAGATGAGACTGGTCAATTTGTTTATAACTACTATGCCAATGACCGAACCTTGGCATCGCAAGACGCTTGGAACTTTGGATTGGACTATAGTGCCAACAACCCCGAATATCCCATTACTAGCCGCACATATATTGTGCCTCGTGACCAATATGAGACCGTGGAACTGGGTACCAGCGATCCTATCTTTGGCGGGAATCAAATTATTGCACAACAAAAGAAGGTTGAGCTTGGCGAGGATAACCCACTTCACTCCCGCTATGTAGCCGTTCAAAGAGTTTATGAGACCATCCCCGGCCCTGAACTCTCTGGTCAAAGGTTGAGCGAACGAGGGG